GTGATAAAGTTAGCATATATTAACCGATTACTGTTAAAAAACAATGGCATACGCAAGAAGAACTGACGCAAATCAAGCCGAAATCGTTAAAACGCTACGAGAAGCTGGTGCTGATGTGTACGATTTATCAAGAGTCGGCAAAGGAATACCCGATTTATTGGTAACTTTTAATGGCGAAACTATCTTGATGGAAGTCAAGCGTGACGCTAAAGCCAAGTTCACCGCAGAACAATTAAAGTTTATAGCTAATTGGAAAGGTGGGCCATTAAGCCGAGTGGATAGCCCTGAATCTGCATTAAGAGTGATTGGATTAATCCCAAAACACGACTATAATCAATAAAAACAAGGAGTTTGTATGGAAAATTGTGCTTTATTTGTAGCAACATTACTACATTCTGCGACTAACACGCATTTTTTCCATTTCACAACGGATTCTTACTCACGCCATAAAGCGTTGCAAAAATACTATGAAGGTATTGTAGATTTAACTGACAGCTTTGCTGAATCTTATGCTGGCAAGTATGGCAAATTCACCGCATTTCCAAGCGTGTACCACCAACCCAAAGACCCAATTAAATACTTAGAATCCCTACAAAACTTTGTGGCAGATGCCCGCCAAGATTTACCGCAAGATAGCGAACTGCAAAACCTGATTGATGAGATTGCAGACCTGATTAACACCACAACTTATAAACTCAAGTTCTTGAAATAAAAGGATAAATCATGCCATTAATCAAATCAGGTAGCAAAGAAGCTGTAGGCAAAAACATTAAAAAAGAGATGGAATCTGGCAAAGGAAAGCGTCAAGCCGTAGCTATTGCTCTTGCAACTGAGCGTAAATACGCTAAAGGCAACCGCAAGAACAAGCTAGAAGAAGCATATGGCAAGTACATTGAAGAAAAAGCCTGAAATTTCTTGAAAATTCTTGAAAATGAGCCGACAAGACCAAATTCGTGATGCAATAGATAAGCACGATAAGCCAATACCCAAGACTACAACGGGTAAAGGTAAGAATTACTTGCCAACAGAGCAAGGGGCTGGCATGACCGCCAAAGGTCGTGAAGCCTACAATCGCAAGAACAACGCCAATTTAAAAGCCCCCGCCCCAAACCCTAAGACTGATGCCGACAAGGGTAGAAAAGCTAGTTTTTGTGCAAGAATGGGTGGGGTAGTAAAAAACAGCAAAAACGCTGAACGAGCAAAAGCAAGCATGAGGAGATGGAACTGTGGCTAAACAAGGTTTGTATTACAACATTAATCAAAAACAGAAACGCATAGCTGCGGGTTCAGGCGAAAAGATGAACAAGGTTGGTAGCAAAGATGCTCCTAGCAAACAAGACTTTATTGAGTCGGCTAAGACTGCAAAACCGCCCAAAAAGACTAGAAAACAAATGCTTACCGATAAGATGAAGGATATGTAATGTTTAAAAAAGAAAAGATTAAACCTGAGAACTTTTTGTTGCAACCGCACAAACAGACCACGCTAGAAAAGAACGAAGATAAGCGTATGAAGCGTAAAGCGGAATTGATGAAGCACTTTAACCAATTTGTTAAACAGATGGCATAAATGGCTACATTGGCAGAAACCTTACGCCAAGTCGGATATGTAACACCACAGGGAGTTACAGGCCCTAACGCACCTCTAGCCCGACAGCTAAAAAACTATGTCGCCAATGTAATCCCAACAGCCGCCCAAAATCTAGCCCAACAACGGGCTGATATAGACGCTTCTTTAACAATGGGTGACCAAGGCATACAAGTGGGGGATAGGGCTGCTTTTGAGCGAGCTTTAGAACAAGTACCTAATTTGATGGGTTCCGTTGCTAAATTGCCAACTGCTGAAAGAATGAAAATTGCTCAAGCAAATGCAGCATTGCCTGTAGAACAAGGTGGTTTAGGTTTGCCGCCTAACAATACGCCTTTGCAAAGAGCAGAAGCTATGGGTTATAAAACTCCTGCGTATCATGGCACTAATGCAGACATAGAAGTATTTGATGTAGTAGGTAAAGATAAAACAGCAGGAGCAGGAGCATTTTTTACCACAAATCCTGTTGTAGCTGAAACCTATGTATCAGGTTCGGGCGGTGGCAACATATTGCCAGTTTTAATAAAAGAAGATAACTTTTTAAAAGGTGTTGGTAGAGGTCAAGGATGGGGCAATCTTGCAGTTTTTGACTTAAAGCCAAATGTTGCTGGTAAACCAATTAACCCTAAAGAAATGAATTTAGACCCTTTTGGTTACACAACTACCGATGAAATTGCACAAGCTGCTTTAGATTTAGGTCTAAAAGGTACAAAAATATTAAATGTTCGTGATTTAGGCCCAAATAGCCATGTATTTAGAGCAAAAGAATATCTCAAAGAAAAATACGGCATTATTCCTGACGAAACATGGTCTAATGTTGACCAAGCAAAATGGAATGAAGTAACAAATTACATTAATGACTTTTACAAAGGTCAAAAAAGTGATGTTATTTCAGTACAAGACCCATCTTTAATTAGAAGCAAATATGCCGCATTTGACCCAAAACGCAGCAAAGAAGGCGATATTTTGGCTGGCGCATTAGCTGTACCAATGGTTGCTGATGAGGAAACAAGAAGGTCGTTATTAGAAAAACTATTTAACGAACAACAAAAGTAGTGTAGAATTAACCTAACTAAATCAATCACTTGAGGTAGTATGCAGATAAAAGAAGTAGAAGTAACAGCGTTAATACCTTACGCTAAAAACAGCCGAACCCATGACGATGCTCAAGTAGCCCAAATAGCTGCCAGTATTAAAGAATTTGGGTGGACTAACCCTATATTAGTTGATGGCGATAAAGGCGTTATAGCGGGGCATGGCAGGCTCTTAGCCGCTAGAAAGCTGGGTATGGCTAAAGTACCCACGATTGAGCTTAAAGACATGACAGAAGCCCAAAAAAAGGCTTATGTGATTGCTGACAACAAGTTGGCATTAAACGCTGGGTGGGATACAAACTTTCTGTCGCTAGAGCTACAAGAGTTAAAAGACCAAGACGTTGACCTAACGCTACTTGGCTTTGACGATAAAGAACTAGACGCTTTACTAGCCCCCGAAACAACCGAAGGGCTAACCGATGAAGATAGCGTACCTGAAACGCCAATCGAGCCTAAAACCAAGCTAGGCGATATATATATTCTTGGAAATCATAGACTTATGTGTGGTGATAGCTGTAGCGTAACCGATATGGATAAACTTGTAAACGGCAGACAAGTAGATATGTGGCTTACCGACCCTCCCTACAATGTAGCTTACGAAGGCAAAACTAAAGATGCCTTAACTATACAAAATGACTCTATGGATAATGCAGGCTTCCGCCAGTTTTTACGGGATGCTTATGTAACTGCCGATACTGTTATGAAAGCTGGGGCTGTATTTTATATATGGCATGCGGACTCAGAAGGCTACAATTTTAGAGGTGCTGCCTACGATGCTGGTTGGAAGGTACGCCAATGTCTTATTTGGAAAAAGTCCACTATGGTTATGGGTAGGCAAGACTATCATTGGAAACATGAACCATGCTTGTATGGGTGGAAAGAAGGTGCTGGGCATCTATGGGCTACTGACCGCAAACAAACAACTATTTTGGAGTTTGATAAACCGAGCCGTAATGGTGAACACCCAACCATGAAGCCTGTAGCTTTGTTTGAATGCCAAATGCTCAACAACACTAAAGGTGGGGATATTGTGCTTGATAGTTTTGGCGGTAGTGGCACAACTCTATTGGCTGCTGAAAAGAATGGCAGAATAGCCTATTTAATGGAATTAGACCCTAAATACTGCGATGTAATAGTCAAGCGTTGGGAAGACTTTACGGGCAAAAAAGCTATTTTAGCGGAGTTATAAAAATGGCAGAAAAAGGCAGACCCGCACATAAACCAAATAAAGAAAGCCAAGATACCGCTAAACGATTATCTGCATTGGGTGTACCCCATGAGGATATAGCCAGTAGGCTAAAGATTAGTGCTGATACTTTGGTCAAATATTACAAAGAAGAACTAGATGAGGGGCGTATAGACGCTAATGCCGCTATTGCTGGCACATTGTATAGCCAAGCCAAGAAAGGTAATACGGCTGCCGCTATCTTTTGGCTAAAGACTAGGGCTAGGTGGAAAGAAACCCAAGTTAACGAGGTCACAGGCCAAGATGGTGGCGATATAAAGATTTCTTGGGCAGATGCCTAACATAAAGCTAAAGTACCGCCCTAGACCTATATTTGCTGACTTCCATGAGCGTAAGCAACGATGGTCTATTGTTAT